GTTGGAGTTTGACCTACAAGCTCCGAGAAAATTGTATTATTATCAGCCACGTGAGCCATCATTCTACTTGGTGGCATAATCGGGATAAACAAGCCCATTGTTTTATCATTCTCGAGACTATCAACTTGTTGGTTCAAAATGATTAGAGTTGGGCGGCGAAGAATATCCTTAATGTTTGTCTGCTCATCCCGAGTTTGTACTTCAAGATTACTCAAACCTAGATTGAAGTCCGCAGTTGGATCTAAATCCTCTTTACGTCCATCATCCATTTGAGTTCGAGCTACTGTAGCAGCAACATAGTCACGAGGAAAACTATTCATTGGTTTGCTTTCAGTGAATAATCGATTGTTGATATACATCGAACACTGCTTTAAACTATGGACGCGAAACTGCGAGGAGGCCCTCAGAAAAACTTGGACATCGATAATCTGAGAAACAGTATCTGGGGGTCGCAATGGGTTCACAACTCGGATAACCACCTGGGTGTATGGGTTTGGTCGAACATTCATTGATTCTCGTTTGCTATCATTACTACTTTCCACTTCTAACATCTGGGGGTTGTACGTCAGGGAAGTAGAACGTCTCCAAATAGTGTCATAGATGTACGGGATTGTAACATGTAGCGATTTTTGATCGCCCAAGTGAAAGGTTTGAGTATAAGTACTACAAGCTTCTTCCAAGTTTGGGTTAGTAATATCCGTCTGTCGCCCAAATTCCACACAAACCATAATAGCACCAGTATGGAAAGCATTTGAAACAAAGTCCAATCGCATTTCCATTGTTCCACACCAAAAGTTGTACATTGAACAAACGTATTCCACAGGGGTGGGAACCGAGGAAAATCGTCCACTCTGAACTGGCGACGAAGGATCTACGACGAGTCGGGCTAAGGTGGTTCCCTCCTTTGCAGCAGCGGACCACTCGAACGTATTTTTGAGACCCCATATTTGAGCTATTTGAAGCATATCCGTTGGATCATTATCGTATCGCTTTATGTGTGTAGCGGGCGTCATCACAGTTGGATTCATTCGCATCACCATGGCATCAATGGCTCCTTTTCCGGAAGAAAAATTCATGCGAGCATGAGGAACTACAATATTTTTTTGCAAATCAGTTGGCCTGTCACAATTAATGTTCCCTGCAAAATCCAAGACAGATTCAACATCTCGTAGAAGACCTTTAAGTCCCTTACTTTTAGAAACAGTTCGGATCACATCCATCTGAACCTCAGCACGATATGACATACCAGCAAAATCCACTGATGAAAAACGTACGAAAGGGCGAATAAACATGTTATTGACGCCGTCACTTCCAGTTCGTAAGGGAGAGAACATATGGACACAAACGGTGGCATATTCTGTCGTTCGCACGGCTCGCGTACCGTTTTCATGGGTTGTATTGCGCATCAAAGCTCGTCGAAATCTAAATGGTACTGTTAAATTACCCTCATTATTTGCTGACAAATCCAATATAATGTGTGGTCTTGCCAAGGCATTCATGTATCCTGACTGGTCTGCTTCCGTCTTATATGAATCAAACTTAGTTGAACAAATCACTTTTCCACAGTGAAATTTGTTAGCATTCACAAC